GTAACTTAATTGATTCTTTTGTTTTAGTATTCACTAACTTAGCAGCTGACTCTATTTCCATTTCATTATTTTCACAATAATCAACTATAGCATCCATATAAGATAATTTTTTATCTAAAACTATTTCTTCGATTATTAAAGAAAATTTCTTTGTATTCATCATTTTATTTCTCTTCTGTCCATTTGTAAAAAATATGGTCTTCTATTTTTGCAGTTCTTGTTTTCATTTTTGCCCAATCTGGTTTAACATAATAAGCATGATAGAATAAAGCACCATCAGTAAAATCTATAATGTTAACTTTACCTCTATGCATTATTAATTCAACTAAACTTTGTATTTCTTTATAATATGTTGGTTGAGTTACTTTATCAGATTTACCATCACACCACCAGGAAAATTGACATTTATGTTTTATAGGATGCATTGTTCCATCCTTTCTCCAACTTTCTCTTACAGGTCCTTGATATACTACTTCGCAAATGGTATCAGGAAATCTTCTATCTTTAACTCTATTAAGAGTTACTAATGCTACTGCCATTTGTCCTGCTAAAGGTTGGTTTCTTGATTCATGATAAATGTTTAATGCTAAACATTCTTTCTCTCTATCATAAAAAGATTCCTTACCATAGGCTGGATTTAAAAATTGTACTAAAGCTAATAATAAAAAGAATGATATTGACAACGCTAATATAATTCCACATACCCATTGAGTAATTTTAACAAATCTACTTTTCATATTCATAATATTAATTATAGTCTATATTATAAAATAAATCAACTAGTAAGTACAACATAAACTACATATCCAATAGCCCCTAACATTCCTGTACCTGCAAGACCGTAAACAGCATACATTAACATATCTTGAATATCTTTTATCTGTTGAGCTTTTTTTCTTTTAGCTTCTCTTATTGCTTCTTTTCTTTTATCAATTCTTCTTTTTCTTTCTGTAAGAATTTCTTGCCATGTATTAGGTCCGAAACGTAAATTAATTAAGTTTCGAAGTTCATTTAGTTGTTCCCTGGCTAATTTAGCATCAATTATCTCCTGAGCTACATTTTCAGTAGCAAATGGATCTGCTCCACTTTTATCTCTTTCTTTAATAACTTGTTGTTCTCCGATCATAGCATTTTCTACATGACCGATTATTTGACCTATGTCTTGGCAAGTTTGAATATTGTCTTTGATAAAGTCAACTGACTTTTTTACTAATGCTATTCCAGCTAAAGCTGTTGTTACTGGTTCCAATTATCATCCCCTATGTTTAAATTTTATAATGTAAACATTCTCTTTTTTGGTTTACTGTTATCAATCACTAAATAAGCAGTTTGAACCAATTTATTTCTAATCCATGGATGAGGAATTGTATGATAAATCCATTTAGTAGGACCTATCATTCGAATTGGATTTTTTTTAGGATATAATCTATACCTCTTCTCATTTCTCATCTCCTATTATTTATAAAAAGAAGTAAAAAAAAAGGGACTTCTGTTGCCAGGTGTCCCTAAAACCCCGAATAATTAAGCAGCTAGTGCAAAATCTTCACGTGCAAAGTTATCGTTTGCATTTATAGTTTTGACATATAAGCTGTCACCCTATTCTACTCCATTTGTCTACTTACTATCTGTCGATACCACTCACCCCCGCAGAGGGATTATGGTGGAGGTGTCGGGTTTCGAACCCGAGTCCAGTCTAGCTTTGAACGCCTTTCATCATAGAATTACTTACCACTCTTGCTTCCATATTGTCCATGCACCATAAGCGATAGCTGCATAAGCACAAAATTTAGCAATAGGTGAAAATAATAATACTACTAATCCTAGTGCAATTAAAACTCCACCATCCCAAGTAGTTCTTTCTCTTAATCTTTCCATAATTTGATCAGACCAAAAGTCTTTTATTTTTTCTAACATAAGTTCTCCTTATAGTTCTGCGCAAGCGTAGCAGTTAATTTCTAGACCTACACTTATTTCTTTGATTGAAGGTGTCTTCCACATAACACTGTCCTTTCTTTATTGGTTAATAATAAAAGTATTTAGTTAGAGGACCCATTAGAGAATCCTCTAACTTATATAGGATATTAGGCAGCTTCAGCAAACTCGATTGCTTTTTCAAGAGCATTTACTTTTTTAGCTCTATTTAAACCAAACCAAGCAGACTTCATTCTACCGTTAGTATCTCTACCAATTTCATGGTCGTTAAGATACGTTACAGCATTAAACGGCTGCCACCAAGTACCTGCACCATGTTCAGCACCTGGTTGAGTATTTAAAATTTCTTCTAGTCTTAAAGAAACTTTAGATCTCAATTCTTCACCATCTTTAACTTCTTTCTTAGACATAGATGGATAAAGACTATCGAAGTACTTCTGTACATCAAACTTTTTAGCTTTTTTAGAAGCTAAGAATTTAGCTGCTTCAGCATACTTAGTCATCTTTTCGTGAGCAACTCCTAACATAGCTTTTACTAATTCAGGATTAAAATCTCTTTTATGAGATACTTGAACCATTCTATCTGACTTACCATGAAGAGCAAAAGTTAAAGTATTATTACAAACAACTCTAATAGGAGTCATTCTTACATCAATCGCATAACCATACATATGCGGATTAGAAAGAAGTAAATACTGATCTACTTGATCATTTTTAAATACTTCAAATGAATCTTTAACTTTAGCAAGAGCCCAAACTCTCTTACCATCATCTAAAGAACCAGCAGTATGCATTTCCATATCACCAGCACTTACAAAGTCATGAAAGAACTCGAAAGCTTTTTCATTTTGAAGAGGCTTCCAATCAGAACCTACAACGTCTAATAATTTACCGTCAGAAGTTCTAACTAAAGCTTCTTTATGAGGAACGGAACCAGTATGAAATTTTCCGTTTACATCAGTAGTATAAATTAGAGACTTTTTTTCAACTCCCCAATCTAAACCAGCTTCAACTAACATTTCTTTAGGAGATAAGTCAGAGTTAACTTTCTTACCTAGACCATGCCAGGGTAATTCACCCGCATAAGCCATTGTTTCTACCATATGAGCCATATTATATCCTCCATTTTATATTTAAGTTATTTCTCATTATACTTAATTATAGGCTCTTCAGGAAATTAAATCAACTGTTTTTTTCAAGAAAATTAAATTAAATTCCTAGACCTTTTTCAGGATCATAATATATAGTAGTTGATAGGAATTCATCCCAGAAATTAGTGTTAAATTCTACTTTTTTACCTGCATAGGCTACGCAAGCAATAGTATCACCAGGGTTTATTTCTATAATTACTATTTCTGTAATTTTACCTGATCCTGGCTTTGATTCTTTTAAATATATTAAAGTTTTAAAATTAATTTCACTATTAGCTCTAATAGTTGGAGTAAACCCATCATTTTCATAATGTTTTTTAACTTCTAGAATATTACCACATATAACTGGTTTATTTAACTGATACGTAAAAGGACTATTAGGATTACCTGGATTATTCTCTTCTGCATTAGCAACTATAACTAATACTAATAGCATAGCTACAACTAACAAGACAGCATAAATGTCTTTTTTCATTTTGTCACCTCCTTAAGGTGTTACATTCTCTTTTGAAAGAATTCGTGTGTAAAGTATTTATCTGGTTTATCGTTCTCAAATATCTGTAATTCTCCGGTTTCTTTTACTGTAATAAGAATAACATTATTAACAATATTATCTTTATATAATTCATTAAACATAAAAGAATAACCAGCACATTGAAGATAGTAATCTTCAACCCATTCTTCTTTTTTAGGTTTACTTGAAGTTTTAAAATCAATAATAGATAATTTACCGTTCCAGCTAGCTATGCAATCAGTTCTACCAGCTAATTTAAATCTATCTGAATATAAACTCATTTCTATACCATATACTTCATCTATATTTTCATCTAAAGCAGGTTTAAGTTTATTAAACATATCAATCTCTAAAGGAGTAAAACCTTTATTGTAATCTTCTTCATTTTTTAAATAATTTTCAGCTATTTGATGAACATTAGTTCCTGTTCTTGAAGCTTGAGTAGTAATTTTTTGAGCTTCTTTTATTCCTATTTTTTGTCTCCATTCTTGAAGAGCAATAATTTTTTCAGGTCTTTTACCTAGTGCAGTGGTAATCGATTCATATTCGTTACCACCACCAGGTACTTTATATCTTCTTCCTTGTTCTGTTGTAATTGATTCTAATTCATATTGTACGTAGTTTGCTAATTTAAGTATAAATGCCATTTTCTAATTTACTAATAATATAACTCTTCACTAATGAGCTTCTTACTATATCCTCTTTTTCAAATTCAATGTTACTAAACTGCTTTACAGTTCTTAAAACTTTCATAAATTTTAATATACCGTATTGCTCTTCTTTATATTGTAGATCACTTTGTCTAAAATCTCCACTAAAAATTATTCTACAATTATTTCCTAGTCTTGTTATTATACTATCTAATTCATGAAAAGTCAAATTTTGACATTCATCGACAATAACAATACTATTGTTAATATTAATACCTCGGATAAAAGAAGTGGGTAAGAAATTAACCAAGTTTTTATTCTTACAATATTCGTATGCATCACCTCTTCCAAATAATTCTGTAAATATTGAATAATATGGTGCTTCATATGCTTTAGCTTTCTCCTTTACACTACCGGGTAAAAAACCCATGTCTCTTGTAGGTACAACTGACCTAACTATATTAATTTGTTTCTTATCATTACTTGATAAGAGCTCTTGTAAGGCTAACAATATTGATATATAAGTCTTACCTGATCCAGCGACTCCATGTAATAATAAATTTTTTCCATTATAATATTCCGTAAATGCTCTAGTTTGATTATCAGTAATAGGTTCAACTTTTTTTAACCTTAAATTATTTTGTCCTTTTAGTTTTCTTTTTTCTCTTCTTGATAGCTTTTGATAAAACAAATCATCATATTCATAGTTAAAGGGTATTGCATTGTTTGTTTGCATATAACTTCTTTCTTTGAAATATCATTTTGAAGTATCTGCTGCTCTTTTCTTTTTCCATTTTTCTATAGCTTGTCGAGTTTTAACTGCCTTGGCAGACTTATCACCTATGTTGTTTGCTAAATCACTAGTTGGATGAGCATCGGCTATTCGACTCAAATTTTCTTTCCAACCAACATCTGTTTTTAGAGATTTTTGACCCATAACACCTCGTACTAAATTAATAGCAGTTGGTACTTTGATTATATTAGGATTGCTTTCTAGGTATTGCTCACTTGCAGCGATGGACATCATCTCATCCCAGACCTTACCAGTATCCTTATTTTTAAAAGTATACGTAGGCATATTAATACTTAGCTATCTTTAAGGTTTTAATAAAGTTATCATAATTAATTAAATTAAAATTTTTAAGTTTTGGTTTATACACTAAATCATCTCTCCTGTAAATAAAATTAAAGTTTATATTATTATATTTTTCAATTATATATCCTAAATAACCCATTCTAGCCCTTGAGTCCTTTAGGGAGCACCTAACGTCTTGCTCATAAGCATTAGTACCATCATAGATATTAGAAACTGACCCTATATCATCTTGTAATAAAAAATCAAAACCTAGACAATATATTTCTTTAAAGTCTCTTTTAATAGCTTCTAATACTGCATTCATACCTGCATTTGATCTTGGTCTATTAGGGTTATATTCTTTAGGTTCCCAACATTCTTCTTCAGGTGGAAATATTATTCTAGGTCTCGGAAAATCACTCATATCTATTTCTTCTTGCATTTTAGGATCAATTGCAACTAGATAATGAGGCAATGCATAATTACTAATATCAAAATCTCTATATAATGCATTACAACCAAAGACAGTTCCATTATGTTTTAACAACATTAAATCAAAACCTATTCTTGATTTACCGTTACCTATAATAAATGCTTTACCCATTCGATTTAATAGTCACTTCTTTTGGTAGTATCCAAGTAGATGCTAAAGCAGGCCAGGCTTCTTCAAATAGTTTAGCAGTAATACCTTTATAAGGCATTTTTTTATCTTTGATAGATACTATTAATTCTGCATCATCAGGATCACACGCTTCTATAAAATCTATAAACTGTCTTTCTCTTTTTAATTGATTCATATCCGGATAATTTCCTTTGTTGTGAAATATACCTATTCTTCTTATTTGACTGTATACATAACTTTGAGCATCAGATTCTTTAGGTAAAGGTTTATATGGAGGCTTACCTGGTGGTAATAAAAATTTTATATTAGGATTAAAACAACAATCTACTAATATTTCCATAGGTATACTATGACCACTTCTTAATTTTTCTACTTGCTCTTTTCTAGATTTTATTTTTGATATTCTAGTTAGAGCTTCTGCTATTCCTTCTTTCATTAGAACTCCCTTATCACTTCCATTAAATTTTTTAATTTTTTATCTACAAAATAATTAAACATTAAACTTCTATCGTTACATTTATAATTAACAAATTGTTCTATTGCTTGATTGTAAATATCTTTAGGTATAAAATTTAAATCTATAAGTTGTTGATTTCTTTTATACCCTCTTAACATTTTTTCATTACAAAAATCTTCAGGTTTCATAACATTCCATACTGATAATTTCTTATACGTTAAAGGTTTTTGTCTTTTTTGATTAACGAAAGTATCATCGTCAGATAAAAAATTAGGAACTCCATCACCTCTATCTCCTTTTAATATATGTTCATTTATAAAAGTAGCCGGGTTATTAATTCTTATATATTTTTTTTGAACTGGGCTATATTGTTGAACGTTAGCATATTTTTGTAATTGACCAAA